CCCACTTTAACGTCCAGGGGACCAGGACGGGCTGGATACTTATATGCCGCCTCCATTAAGGCGACCAATGTGCTACTTCTATACCGCGGAGAATGTAAGAGTATAAACGCGGTGCGTCAGAGGCTGTTAACCTCTCTTTGGAAAGAATTGTTCCCCATTCATACCCATAACTTCAACCCTACGGGCATCTATTTTCTCTTGCTCACGATCATCATGTCTGGTCCTACGCCTAATATCCTCATAGGACGGGAAACCCTGTGCCAACAAATGTACACCATCAACACCCCCCACCTTAACAAACAAATTTTGGTCATCCGTAGACCATCTCTCAAGGGCATCCTCACCCTGGGTCATATCATAAAGAAGCTCATGCACCACACGCATAACCTTACCGAGGTCGTCTATATTCCTTATTATGTAATCATGGGCTCTAGCTAAAAAATCGTAAGACCTACGATTAGTCCCAAAAGTATCAAGGGCCAAAGCACGGAGCCTAATTATATGGCGAGGAACAGACCAAGAATTGGTTGAAACACAAGATGCCTTGCTAAAATAATCTTCGGTGGGGCGCCATGGGGCAGGTTCCTCACAATTATTCCCCATGTTGGCCATTATTATATATCTCTTCAAAAATTTTGGTCCTCTGTAAGATAGTTCCTTGGTCCAGTGATCCCCTAACTGAGAAAATATACACGAAAGTTTCATATTAGGCCTGGGGTCCAGGTCGGTGCAAATATAGGTGTCACTCATTTTCAAGTCCATCCCCCAATACCTCTCAAGATAATCACGCAGCCCAGTAGGGTCTTTGGTGCCATTCAGTATATAGTCCAGAACCCATAAACTATACCCAAGAAGACCGTCATCACCATAGTCAGCAAAACGTCGGAAGCAGCTGCGAAATTTATCCTTATGCTCCTTGGGCATACGCTCATAAAGCCGCTGGTCAAAACATTCGAATATTATCTCCAAGTACCAACTATCGCCCATCGAGGTTGCATACTCTCCCGAAAACATCAAGCCTATGAGGACCTTCCATTCCTTGCCAAACCACTTGACTATCTTGGCGACGGAATTGTCTATTGACCATAACATAACCTTCTCCAGAATCTTGAAGTCCTTTGCGCCTCTATTATACAGGAACCAGGGGAAGAAGAGAACCATCATCAACAAAACAGCCAGAACAGACTGGTCGAACTTGGAAATATCGAGAGCAATAAAGAATTTTCTCCCCTCATCAGAGCCGAGCATAGTACGAACAAACCTGCCGGCACCACCATGGAGCCATTTAGTCCCAATTTTGTTGGCTCCCACACAATAAGATCTCTTAAAGGCGGGAAGGTATAGCATTCTGTCAAGATATGTCTTCACGATGGAAACAATAAAGATTATA